CCAAAGACAGTGCTTTGTAATTTTGTACCAATTGCAGAACCTGTAATTCTTAAATAAAAATCTACGATCGCACCTGTTTTTTCAATGACATCATCTATTTGACCAATGCCGTCTGCTGCTTCTAACTTTACCATTTCAGTTAACAATTTTTTAAAGTTGTTTATTTCAGGTTCTGTTATGACTTTGTTTTTTAACATGACATTCATCAGCGTGGTTCGTCTATCTAAAGCATTCGGTATTTTGGTAAATAGATTTTGATAAACAGCTCTTGGACTAAATGTATCACTTGTTCCACCACCTTTAGTTAAAGCAGCTTCAAGTATTGAACTTTTTAAACCAGCTAATGCATCTGGATTATCTTTAGCAGCTTTAATCATAGAGTTTAAAGCTTTAGTTGGAAACTTTGAGTTAACCGCTTCAATAACAGCCAAGGTTGGATTTTCTACCAGTGTAATATTTCTATAAGTTTTTTGTTGTTTGATAGCTTTTTGTATGTTTTTTTCTTTGTTGACCCAATTGTTTAAAAGAACATTAGCTTTTTCAGCACTTTTTAAGTCAGTTTTTAAACTCGGAAACTGTTCTAGTAACTCTGCATTTTTTCTATTCCAGTCTTGAAGCTTTTTAATATTAATCGTTCCTGTTTCAGGATCAAAGGCTTCTGCTCTTGCGTTTCTAATTATGCCATCTAAAGTCCCGTGAACCGTGGATATTAAATCGTCAGCTCCTTCAAAGCCTTGTTCTTTAGCAAACAATCCAATATCTTGTATTTGTTGTACTCTAAAGTAAGTTGGATCGGCTCCACCTACAAACAGCTTAGTGTGTAACAACTCTGGTGCTAATTTTTCGGCACCTGACTTTGATTTAGCTAAAATATTTCCAGCAAATGCTCTTGTGTATACGTCGTTTAATGATTTGGAAAAAGCTCTTGCATTGTCGAAAGCTACGTTAACTCCTTCAGGAGCACTATTTAAATCATCTAATAAAGCCTCTGCAAAACCAAAAGCAATTCTTGAAGCGTTAGGTTTACCAGCTGCCTTGAGTTCTCTTCCTTTTTCTAGAGCAAGTGATCTCATATCTCTTATCTCTGTTACAGTCAGAGGCTGTACTTCATCTGCTTGTGCCGTTGCCGTTGCGGTAGGACTTGCATCGCTTTTTTTAAGTAAATTATTAAAAACATTTTTAGCGGCTGTATAATTTCTTTTATCTCTTTGAAAAGCTCTTACAGCTATTTCATCTTTGGTTGTCCCATATCTTTTGGGGAAGTTTGTTTTAGCTACAAAATACTCTTGTATATTTAAAAGATCATCTCTACTAAAAGTCGTAACATCTTTTAATTTAGAAACATCATCTATCTCTGGTAATTGTAAATATCTTAAAGTTCGATTTACTTCGTTCAAAACTGAATTACCTTTTGTCAACTGACCCTTTTCAAATATTTTGTCTATGTTTTGGTCAAACTTACTAAGGTCAACAGCTTTGCCTGCTCTACCTGTAGCTTCTTCAACAAACTCAGGTAAGCCTAGTTCTTTACCTTTTCTTTGATAAAAAGAATAAAGAGGACCCAAATCTTTTAATGTTTCACTTAATGCTTCCTGTGTCTGCGGTAAATTATTTTTCAAATATGAAATAAAGTTAGGAGCATCAACTGCATTACCATCTGGCCCAACAAATGATGTGATTTCAAAATTACCTATGTTTTTGTATAGTCTTGATTCTTCTGTTCTAGCTTGTTGTAAAGCAGATCCGGTTATATCAAATAATTGTGTTGATAATTTTTTATTATTTATTGGATTGTCTCCAGCAAGTTTTTTAAAGGTATCCAGAACCCGATCAGTTCTTAATGCAAGCTTTTCGGCTAAATAACCATCAAATTGAGATTTTCTGATTTGAGCTGCCTGTTTTAAAGCGTCTTTATCGCCTTGTAAAACTAAAGCACCAATTAAATTTCTTAATGCTTTGTTTGCAAGAACATGGTTTTCTTTTCTTGTTTTACCTAAACCTTGTGAAGAGGAGGCTAAACTTGCTTCAATCGCCATCAGTGTAGGATTACCTGACTTTTGACCCGCGGTAAGTTTAATTAACTGTCCTGACTCATCATAGAGTTGATTTGTGATTGAATCATCTGATAGCTCTTTTATTAAAGCTTCGACGTCATCACCATTGTCTTCTAATATTTTTTTAATTCGACCTACAGCTTGCAATCTTCTTTTAGTAACGCTTACACCTGATTTATCAAACAGATCTTTCCGTCCTTCTTTTGTAAAAGGTTTTTTTAAACTATCTAATATCTCACCAAAGTTTCTTACGACTGTGCCAAAAGCAAGTTGTGGAGCAATCGCACCCGTCATTTCAAAACCTATTCTTGCTGCTACACCACCTGGATCTAAATTTTCTGCAAAATAAGCACCTGTTGTTGCACCACCTACGCTTAAACCTTCTAAAATACCCATTCTTATTGGCTTGTCTTTAAATTCTTTTCCTGTTTTGTTTAACAAAGTCTCAACGCCAGATATAAGTTTTGTTGTTATAGGAGGCTTACTTCGTTGTAATCCTATTTGTTGTTGACCTGTTTTTAATATTTCATCTAAATTTTTAATGTAGTTAGCCGCACCAAAGCTTATATTTTTTGATATCATAAAAGGTGTAGGCAACCATGCCAAACCTCCAGCTGTTGTTCTCCCTGCTTCATAAGAGGCCTTATGACTAGGTATAATTATACCCTCTTCACCTAATACAAACTCAGAGACATCGTCTCCCATCTCATAAGCACCAAAAGCTCCAAGAACACCCGTAGTAACAGGTATTGCAAATTTAACACCAATTGCAACTGGCCCAAGAGGTGGGATCATCTGTTGTAGTTTACCACCTATTTTTGCTCCACCAACAAAACCTGCTGCACTTGGGGCCGTCTTCAATATCTCTCTGCCAAAACCTGTAAAAAACCCTGTATCTTCAAGGTTTGTAAATTCTTTTAATATTTCTTCATCACTTAAAGATTTTTCTTCTCTTGATTTACCTACCAGCTCAGGATCAAAATCAAACAATGGGGCAGTCCCATCTTTTAAAGTTTCGTAAGTAAAAAGGTTACCAAGCTTTGGATTCTGTGTAATTTCACTAATAGCTTCTCTTGCAAGAAAACTAGTAGCTTTTTCCCCGCCAAATTCTTCTGTAAAAAAGTTAGCCTCGTCACTAGTAAATTCTATTACTGGAAAATTTATAGGGCCATCCGGAGTAGTTATGGTATTAATTTCAGCCATTATTGACCACTTCTTTTAATAATGTTTCTTAAAACACCTTTTGCACGAGTAGACCCTTTATCCCCGAACCCACCAAACTTTTCGTAACTATTTATAGCAATACCATAATTGTTGATAAGAGCTTTCATCATGTTTATAGTTTCTCTTGCTTTTGTTACTTGTGATTCAGTGTACTCACCCGGATTATTTACTATAATTCTTTTCTCATCTAGCTTTGCTCTAATCGTCTGTTGTGTCTGTTTAAGTTGAGAATAAGCGTTAGCATCAGTCATTGTACCCGTAGGTCTTAAAATATCTCTTCTTACAAGAGCAATTGTATCTTTATCTAATCTATCGTTTGATACGGCCTCTCTTAAAAACCCTTCAGTCACATTAGCAAGAGCGTTTAACATTTTTCTTGCTTGAGAAGTCTGTGTAAGAACATCGCCCGTGCCTACACCTATCTCAGATATTTGACCTGCCACCCATCTTAAAGCTGTGTTAACAGTTGACATTACTCCAGTGCCTTTTGTCAAATCAACACCCTCGTCAATAACTGTGTTCAGTGCATTTTCACCAACTTCATCAGAAACAGGTTTATATTGATCTATTTCTTTTTGAGATAAGCCTAATTTATATAAAGGAATATCAGGTATTCTAAAGCCTTGTTTTACCCTATCCACTAATATTTCTTTCATGTAAGGAGGTAATTCCTTTTCAATAGTCTCTCCTTTTGGCCCAGTGGTCTTTGCTACATAATTTTGTATAGCAAGTTCTAGTTGATTATCATCTCCACCGTCTCTGTAGGGTTCATAACGGTTTGGATCTGACATAATGTTTAAAGTTGCACCAGTAGCTCCTTTACCGAAAAGTTGTAACTGAGCTTGGTGTTTTTTAAGTGTAAGCTCTATTTGCTTATACTTTTGGTTCATTACATTGTTAGTTCTAGTGATTTGATTTAATTCCTCTTTTAAATCAAGTGATCTAGTTCTGTATTGATCAAGCTTGGCTAACTGCTCTTTCTTAAACGCTAAAACTTCTTTGTCGTTTTCAGCTCTATTTTCAGCTGAAAACTTCTTAATTTTTGTTTCGGCTATTTTTACTTCATTTAATTCTTTTTCTATGAGCTGAAGTTTCTTTTCATCTCTTTCACCTTGAGCTTTTTTAAGTTCAAACTCTCTCAAACCTTCTAATGTTTGACGAGCCTCAGTTACTTTTTTAAGATCTAATTCAGAAATAGATATTTGATTTTTAACATTTCTATCTGCAACGAGGTTTTCTTCTCTTACTTTATCAAACTGTAGTCTTAAATTTTGTTGGTTTACGTTGTTTTTGTTTATAAGTAAGCGTGTATTGTTATTTTCATTAGCTATCACTTTATCCATCTGACGGTTAGCTTCAGCTATACCCTCTCTCGATGTAATATTAAGTTTTAATCTTTCTAAAGCAGCGATGTTGTTAATATTAGCAACATCTTTTTTACCAGTAATTTCTAAATTTATCTTTTCAATATTATCATCGTGTTGAATATTAATTTTATTAATATCAATGGCTTCTTGTAACTTTTTTAATCCTTTTTCAATTTCTCCTTTTTGGGTCGCAAGTTTTGTATCGTATCCAAAATCTAATTTTTTGTTTATTGCGTCTAAAGTGCCTTGTAATGCAAACTTAGTATTTTGCATTTTTTCTTCATGGGCTCTAGAGCTTATTCCCTCTGCTTTTTTAAAAGCTAATTTTTTTGCTGTATCTGCTAAAGTAAAAGCACCTGAAATTAATATACCTCTTTCAGATCCAACCTGTTTTAACCTAGCTTGCTCAAGCCCTATAGCAGCTTGTAAGGCCCCTGACTTTTGAGCTAACTCTTGTTTTTTCAGGTCTTCCGCTGATTTAGATGTCCTTGCCTGTATTTTTGGTAGTAATTGTGTTGTTTGAGCAGCCAAAGCTAATCTTTCCGCAGGACTTAAACCTTTTCTTTCACCTTTCATAGGAGCAGAAAAAGCCAAAGCAGTGTTAGCTATGTCAAACAAAATATCCGATTGCAGTCTTCTTTTCTGTGTTTCAGGATCTGTAGTTGGTAAAAACTGTTGAAAGGTTGGCAACAAAGCAGCCGCTGTCTCTCCAACTTTTTGCTGATAGTCTGTCATAGGCCTAACCGTTCCTGGTACTCCCATGCCCTCACTAAATTTTAAAACTGGGTCCTCGTCTCCACGGCGGCGAACCTCACCGCCATACCTAAAATTTTCGGGTGGTTCGTTTCCAGCCCCCGTCATGCTCATTATTCCGCCAGCCATATCGCCTTCCACTGGTGTGTCCATTGCCTCGCGAGCCATCGGTGCAATACCTTCTTCTGCCATGCTTATCTGAACTACTGGAGTTACAAGAGCTAAAACACTATCTGGTGTTTGAGCCGCGTCCTCTGGTCCAACTATACTTGCCAAATCATCTCTTCTTTCTTCTTCTGATTTATTTTCGCCAGAAAACTGGTTCATCATAGATTGAAAGTCAGGAGCTTGTTCCAAGTCCCCTGTGTCCTGTGCTACATCTCCTAAAGTAGCAGCTAACATATTAGGATCAATTTGTCCTTGAGGTTGAGCAGGCATTCCAGCCATGCCACCTTCTTGCATAGGTTTGAAACCCATTTTTCTTACGACATCTGGTCGTTCTTGAGCTAATGCCTTCAGACCAGTGTTATCTGCTGGAATGGTTTTCATACCAGCTGCTCCGCCATTGCGAAACATTTGTCTTTGTAGTAATGCTCTATTCATCATCCGAATAACCCCGCTTTCTGAGCTCCTGATGCCGCTGCTAATCCAGCGATACCAAGACCTAAATATTGTTGAAATGGTGATACATTAGGTGTACTTGACTGAGTGATAGTAGACTGGGAGGTCGGAGTCTTGCTATATATATCAGACAAGAACCCTAATCTTTGATATGGCTCATATAGTTGTGCTAAATCACTTTTATACTGAGCATCTAATTTTGCTTGATCATAAGCTTGCTCAAGGCCGCCCATCTTGAAAGCACCTTCAACATCTCTTTGTAATAAATTCTGTCCAGCCTCACCTAAGGCAGCTTGTCTCAACCCAAGTTGACCTTGGGCTCCCGCAAGACCTGCTATGCCTTGACCAAGAGCGGTTTGTCTTCCTAATTCTCTTTCAGCAGCTGCTTGAGCTTGCATAAAATTTTCTGCCTGTGATCTGGCCAAAGCACTTGCTCTGTTTCTATCTACTTCAGAACCTACAATTTGACCTCTTGAACCACCAAAAGCACCAGAACCTACGGCACCAGCTCTTGCTTGGTTAAGTTGCATATCATAAGAGCGATTAATTTCATCTTGAATGGCCTGTTGATACGGGTTCATATACCTTTGCAACATTTCATCTGTTACAGGACCAGCACCAGCTCTAAGTGCTTCTTCAACCCCGCCCATTGTTTTGCTTGCATCCGCTAATGTAGCTCCTGCTTGATCAATGTAGGGTAGAAAAGCTCCTAAACCCTCTTCAGATTGAGCTAAAGCAGCAAGCTGCAAATCAGTCATATCTGCTATATCTAGTGTAGGCAGATCTATTTCTTTATCAGCAAGATCTTTTGCTGAATCTAGTAAACCTATTCGGTAGGCTTCTATTTCAGGACTTTCCCTAACGGTTTGAATTACTTCTTCTGTAGCCATTATGCCATCGCCTTTCCTTTTTTCTCTAACTTACTCATTACACTATACATATTTTTTATGCCAGTGTTAAGATCTCCATTACCTAAACCTCTTACGGCGTCTGTTGTCATTACAAATTCGCCCGGCATCAGCATAGCTCTAACGCTATCTTTGCCGGGTGTACCTTCGTTTGGTCCAATACCGCCATTTCTTCTTGGAAATACATCACCGCCATCAGCTAAACCTAAAGCCCCGATCCCAGTTATAAAGTTTTGTAAACCTGATTGTCTGGCACCTCCCCCACCAAAAGCACCTGCACTACTTTGAGATACACCTTGCCCAAAAGCTGATTTTAACATATTTAAACGTTCATCGTCAGTCATTGCTGGACCTGTCTGCTCGTTTGTTGGCATAGGTTTACCAAACTGATCTATACCCTCACCTTGATCTATAGGCATATAAGCTTGAAAAACGTCACCAAAATCTGATTTAGGCAATCCTTCCAGTATCGTAGTAGCAGGACCGGAAGATCCTAATCGGATGCCACCTAAGCTAGGATTTGTAATTTCTCTAGGTATCTGAGGCATACCTAGTCCTAAAGGTCTCTCGCCTAAACTTGGTATATCTATTCCAAATTTAGCTTCTGTCATTGTCTCTACTTCTTTTAAGAAACTTGGTATCTCTTGTGCTTTCATACCAGCTGGTTCTTGTAATTTTTGGTTTATAGTTGATCCAAGGGCAGCTAGTCCGCCTTGTCTTGCATAAAATATGCTAGGGTCTTTAAACCTGTAAGGCTCGTAGATAAAATCTCTTTCTTTTTCTGTCTCATCTTTGCGTGTTGCTCGTCTCGGCGTTAAGTTTGCAATTCTATATAAGTCAGGGTTTTGTTTAAATAACTCCATACCACTAATAGGTATGTTAAGCTTATCTTGTTCAGGTGCATCAAAAGCACCGCCAGCATAAAGTGCAAGACCAGCTAGACCAGCTGTTGGACCAAATTTAGTTAAAAACCCTGGACCTGCATCTGCTCTAGCAGCTTTTATACCGGCTTCTGTAGGAGCAAAACCTTTTGCTTTAGCGTTTGCCAGATATTTCTGCTCTGCTAAATCTTGAGCTGCAATAATTTCACTTTTAGATTTTCCGCCTCTAAACATATAATCGCTTACTGTGTCTAAAGTTCCCTTAGGTTTAGGCAATTGTTTTCCACCTTTTGGTATCAAAGGATCAAATTCTCCAAAATTATCTTTACCCACCGTAACGTCAATATCAGCTGTTTTTATTGGGTCTAATTTTTGAATGTCAACTTTTGAAGCGGTAGGTTGAAAAGATTTAAAAGGGTCGGTCAAAGATAATTGATCAAACCTTGCACCAGGATTAGCCAAATCCGCAGATATACCTGCTCCAAAACCTTTTCCAGCCATAGCACTACTTGCACCACTGTAAATAGCACCTACTCCACCAGCCAAGGCTGCACTTTTAACCGCATCCCCTAGATCACCACCTTGCATAAGCGTTGAGATACCTGAACCTAAAGCTGCACCATAGATTGGCCCAAGAGGCGTGGCTGCTAATACCATTGGCAAAACTATTGGAGCGACTTTTTTAAGAGCTTTACCAACACCACTTAATGCTCTTGATACGCCTTTACCTATAGAGCTTATACCTTTTGATACACTTTTAAATAACTTTTTAAGAAAGAACTCAGGTAAACCTGTATCAGGATTTATACTGTTTTTCTTTGTTCCAACGACATATCTCTCTGGATCTTCAACGCCCAGCTCTTTTAGATGAGAAAAAATACTTTCTTTGAGTTCTGGATTATTTTCTATCAAGGCCCGTGGCACGATAAGCTCACCTGTTTCAAGGTGAGCAACAGTATCATCACCATAACGACCATAGGTCGCTATTTTCTTACCAACCTCTTTAAATTGTGCTATACCGCCCTTACCAAACTCTTGTTCAACCTCTTGGTTTTCTAAGGTCTGTAGCTCCTCATCCGTGTAAATAAAGTCAGCTATACCGCCAGATGGTATTTTTTCTTCCTTAATTGCCAGATCCATAGACAGATACTACCTCATTTTTTTTGTTAAGTCTATATTCCACTTATAGCACTTGTTGTTATTCTTGTCTTTGCAAATTCTTGTATACTTGCAACGACCGCTAATCTATCATTATGTGCTGCTTGAACTTTTAAAATTTCACCTTCATTAAGTACAAGATCTTTTGTTAACAATTCTACTGTTGTATTTGCTGAAACTGCTTTAGCTTTAAATATAGGCAAACTATCTATAAAGACATCAATTGTTGAGTCACTCCCACTATCATTTGATACCAGTATAGAACTAATAACTGACGCATTAAAATCTGCCTCTGTTGGTACAGTGTAAACACTTTGCAGTCCAGTGTTTGCTGTTGTTAAATCTACTGTTGCATTTCGTAAATTTTGCAAATATTGTGGTATACCGTTGACAAGCATCATCTTCTCCCATCTGGTCGCATATCAACACGAGGTGTGCCCAACTTGTACTTGACCCCAGTGCCTGTAGATTCTACTTTTAAAGCGAAAGAACGTCCTCGTACACGATAATCAATTTTATCTGTAAATTGTTCTACTGGAGTTGTTGTGCTTCGTGTTGTGTTGCTTGACTCTGATTGTAAAAAATTGCCACCGGCTGAGTTTTTAGCTTTAAGTGTAAATGAAACACTTGGGGTTGGATCAGTTGATCCATTAAAAGTAATGTCGGGTAACATTTGTTTTATAGATATAAATTTATCACCATCACTCATATCCATAGGCCCTGTCTCAATAAATGAAGTCATAGCAGAACCATCATCGTCGTTTGTTAATTCATGGTTATATAATAAAGAATTGCCTGTGGCTATTGGAAAGGTTCTAATTCCACGATCTATCCAAGCATCTCTGTTTAATGTTCCATAGTACCAAACTTTTTCGGTATAGTTATAAACAACATAAGCATTGACAGAAGAACTACCTGCTTTTGGGTAAAACCAAATAACCTCACTGAATTCTGAATTAACACCTACATGAACTTTATCTCTTTCATCAAAATTAAAATCTAAAAATACTTTATCTTTTACAGTGCATGGTAGCTGTTGTGTGCCCCCAGCATAAACATAAAAGGTATCAACACCCATCCAAAATACAATATCTTCAACCGCTACAGCAGAGGCTGGGCTCATGATTGTGATATTTTTCGATAATTCTTGCAAGCCAAAAGTAAAGGGCGGTCCAATAAATTTCATAGAGTGTAGCGTTTTGTTTGTAAACACAAGGAGTTGTTGTTTTGTTTCTACTGCCTGCATGAAAGTTGACCCACCACCAAGCCTTAAATCACCAGCTGTGTTTGTTGCAGTTGGAAACCAATCCACCGGATTTTCTTGTGAACTAAAACGTATTAAGAGTGGGTCTTGTATACCATTACCCTGCGGAGATGTAGATAATGCACCAAACCCATCGCAACCAAAAGCAATAACATGGCGATCTTGATCAGAAACTAAAACTTGTTTAGCTATAGTAGGTATACTTGATTTTCCAGTATAAAGAGAGGTATCGTTTAGTTCCTCTGCACGAGTACCAAGTCCAGTAGATTTATCCCAATAATATATAGCTCCATCTCTTGGATTTAAAATTAAATCTTCACCAAAGTTATCATGTGACCATGTCCTTATTTCAGCTCCGGGAGTCGTGATTGAGGATGCTTTACTCCATCCTACAAAATCATCAGTTGCCGTGGCATTGCCTTTTGCTAAACGAACAAGCGTTCCATCTGCATGAGCAGCAGCGACAGAAAAAGAATTTGTGTCTTGTGTAGAGCTAGACGTACCCACTGGATCAGTATTAGCGTTCAAACCAGTATGACCACGAACAACTGTTAAATCGTTAGTGGAAACACCAGAAACAAAAAGTAGTTCTTTTTCTATTATAATGATATCTCCTACGGCAATACCTGACCCACTCGCAACTGTAAGCGTTGTATCTGAGTTACTGAATGCACCACCCTCATTGATTGTTGTAGCTAATGCTCCGTCAGTCGTGCCACTCCATTGACCAGCACCCCACCCTGTACCGCCAACTGTGGCATCAAGACCTGTGTTTATTTGATATGTTCCCACTACACTTGATCCACCGTTACCAGTATCAGATGAATTAGCTGCTACACTTGACGTTATTGTATAAGAATTAGAACTTATGATAGATACAATTTGAAACTCTGCTTGTAAAACTGTTTGTGTAATATTACCACCTGATCCAAGACCATTAGAATCTACCCCAGAAAAAGTAACAAAATCATTTACATTAGCTCCGTGGGCATTATCTGTTACAGTAATAGTGGTTGAACCATTTGTTGCAGAAAAAGTAACCTCACCCGCAGAAGTTGGATCTTTTTCTGGAGTGATATCATTAAAAGTGCCACCTTCTTCTATGTAATATTTTAGGTGTGTGCCTATTCCAAGAAAATCAGAACCATCAAGAGCAACCCAATTATGTAGTCTTCTTGCAGACCCTAAATATGTATTAGCATTATGTTTTACCCATCCACCAAACTTTTCAGGAAATCCATTACGAAATCTAATTTTATCGCCATCGACATATCCTCCTTCATTACTGTAAGAGGTAACATCTGATACAATGCCTGGTCTAAATTTTAAACTTGTATATGCCATTAGAAAGCCTTTACCGATAATTGTCCAGTATAACTTTGTGCTGAAGTATTTACAGTTGCAGTTCCTTCATTCACACCTACTGATGATAAAGGGGCTCCGCTATCATTAGTTGCTGGAAACGTGCCTGTTATATCAAAAGAGCCGGTTGTTGAATTAGTCCTGTCTACAGTTGACGTTGCTCCAGCTGCAACTGATGTGTCTGTGAAGGGGTCTCCTCCAGATAGGGTTATTGTGTGAGAAGTATTATTTGTAAAAACTAATCTTCTGCTTTCTGCCTGAACACCAACTGTTAAAGTTATAAGTTGAGGCGGTGCTGCATTACCTCTTCTTCCAGTGGGAGTATGACCAAAAGTTGTTCCATTATAACCCTCCCATCTTCCAGTAGTTACGTTGTATATTAAATTTTGACCTGTAGTATTGTTAGTGTCGTACTTATTAGAGTCTCCAGCAAAACCTGAGGTCCAAGTACTTGGATGAAAGCTTCGGGTTGAATCCCCACCTGCACCCGTGTCTATTACGACCGAAAAAGATGTAATTTTATCAAAACCATTTGAAGCTCCTATCGCGGTGTTATTTTGAGAAGCTGTAAGGTCAGTCCCAGCAGTAAGAATATCAGAGCCTACTTGCCAAGTTTGACCTGACGGAACTCTTAGTCTCCAAGCGTTTCCAAAACTATTACTTCCTCCAGTTTGACCATCTGCTATTTGAAATATAGATGAACTATTTGGAGCTCCTGGACCAAAACTTGGTTGATAACTTCCAGACACAGAATTATCTGGATATAAATTTATGTTAGAAACAACCATTGTAGAATCGCCCCCTGTGGCTATCGTGGTAGTTCCCGTATTAGAAGAGTCTGAAACTGTAGATGTAAATGTTCTTTTCTGTGATTGCACATTGCCACTACCTTTTAATTCTACAGGTACGCCAGATGGACAAGTAAAGTTTAAAGGAGAACCATCTGTATTTATAATATTGTTTCCATCAGTATCCAATATAACTTTTTTATGGTTGCTGTTCTCAGACAAAGTTAATTGTCCTGTTATTGCACCCGTTAATTTAAAGTATTGCAAAGGCATATTTATTTTAGAACCTGCGAGCGTATTTAAATTACCTGCCGAACTTACCTCAGTAAATCCAATATTTGATATTAATGGTATTGCCATCTTTCACCTAATATTTGATTGTCTCTACAAAAGTAAAAACAGTTCCATTTTGATTAATCGCAATCGCAAAAGAAACTGAATTACCTAAACTTACTCCTTGCGAATTAGACGGATAAGTTAAAGTCAAAGTATTTGAAGAGCTGGTTTTATCTACGATTATATACTGACCTATAGCTAAACTACCTATTGCTAAAGTCAAAGCTACATTGTTACTTGAGGTATCCACTTTTTGATATATTGATTGTGCTGCACTTGGTGTTAATGTGGCAGTAGCGGATGTTATAGCACTAGGAACTGTAACAAGATTTGCATTTACATAAGTGCTTACATCGGTCACGGCAGCTTGAACCATTGTGCCGTTATCATTTATAATAACCCTATCTGCATCGGCTATAGTTGTTGCTGTCGCAGTAGTCGATCCATTTAACATATCTAAATTACCAGCGGCTCCATCTAGTAAATCAACTACATTTGCAGCACCCGAACCTTTACCATCTGCATAAATAAAACCTTTACCACCGTTGGGAATTGTTGTTGAGGCAGCTGACAATTCTTCACTTGTTCCACTTGTTCTTTGCCTAAAAACTATATTTTGACCAGTAGAGTTATGTACAATATAAAAAGCTTGTCTTGTTGCATCTGTTATCGTAAGCGTAGTTTCACTGCCTGGCGATCCAATTAATTTTAAAACTCTAGTGTGTCCATTTGATGTTTTGTCTCCATCATCAACATCTATATTCATATCACCGGACACTGTTATATCAGTTACACCATTAAGAGCTTTGTCGATAATTTCCAAATTATTATTGGTTGTTGTACCCCAAGTTCCCGATTGTTCGCCAACCCCTATGAGTTCTATTCCACTATTATCTGTATATGAACTTGCCATTTTTACCTCATGCGTCTATTTCTTCATACGTTGCTGTTGTTGATGGAGTAATCTCTGTGTAACTTTCGTTTGCACTTGGTGTGATTTCTGTGAAAGTTGCAACATTTAAATTTAAAGCTCTCCTTGCACTAACAACAATAACATCTTTATCAATAACATCTTCGTATAGTAACTCACCTAAAGTAGACTTTAAGAAAGCTAACTCTTGGCTAGATACTCCTACTGCTATCTTAATACTATTTGCCGTCTGTGTAAACTCTGCACTTTGATCACTTACACCTAATCTTATTCTTATACCACTAGATGTTTCGGTAAAATCGCCTAACACTTCAGCAGAAGAACTAACTATTTTTATTCCAATACTTGTTTCTGTAAACTCTGCACTTTGATCACTTGTGCCTACAGCTACTTTGATGGCATCAG